TACAAAGGTAAGGACATAGAAGGTACACCAATACGAGAAGCCTGAAGCTGGCGAGGATGGCGGTTTTTGAGGTTTGAAGTGGGTAACTAAACAAGAAGCCAAAGAGCAACGTCCTGCGTACAACTATCCAGCACAAGGGGCTAGACTTTAAGTATCAACAAGCCCTAACTGAAAAACAAATAGCTGATGGGCTTGTGCGTCCAGAAAATGTAATTGGTTCTTACGCTGTCTATCACTCGACCAAGCGAGACAATATCGTTGGTGGAATGGAGTACAAGACAGGGAAAGTGTTTCACATTTACCGACCCCATGCGGTGGACGCTGACGGGGTACAAGTATGGTGTGAGCTGGATATTACCGAAGGGGAATTGACGGTGGCAGTACCAGAGGACTTTTTGAATAAAGCCAGCTACCCTGTAGTGGTAGACCCGACGTTTGGGTATACGAGTATAGGTGCGTCAGAAGATAGTCTTGCTTTGAGTAGAGACCATACTTACTTCAGTTATTCAGTTACAGCACCTAGTGATATAGGAGATATATCGCAAATCAGTGCTTACATTAAACAAAGATATAGTGGTTACGGAAACGCTTTTTGTGGATTTTCATCTTATGATGCTTCGCCCAGTGGGTTTGGTGCTATTGGTACTATTGTGACAAATGGAGTGACAGACGGTAAAACTGATACAAATACTTCATATCACTGGAGCGATTTTACATACACTACTTCACCCACTCTAGTCGCAAGTACAGACTACTATCTAACTTATTTTAACGGAAATTCTTATAACTATATAAAATACGATAGTGGTGGAGATGGTTCTAGTGCTGAGGGCATAACGACACCCACTGCTGGTAATACCATATATAGTTACACCTTACATAGTGCGCGTTACTCGATCTACGCCACCTACACCGCATCATCATCCTACAACCCAGCCTTCGCTCACCGCAGATTACTGCTATAATAATTTAACATGTCACAAACACTAATACCAAAAGAACAAACAGCCCGCCGAGGAGCCGTTATGATGATGTAGCGTGGTATAATATACTCAATATGCAATATTCATTAACATACATTTTAGTGGCACTTCTAGCAGCTTTAGGAGTAGACGACGCAGACTCAGTAGCAGCCGCTCTAATCACGGTAGTACTAGCTGTAGGGGCTTTATGGGGTAGGTATCGAGCTTCTGGTATTACTTGGTTTGGAACTCGCTTGAAATAGACTATGGCGGGTGTAGGTTACACAGTAAAGGAGCTAGTTGAAGAACTACGAGCAGACAATAAGATATCAATTGCTACCCAAGCAGCGATGCTTAACTCCCTAGAAAACATAGACAAACACTTGACCCAACTGAATAGCAAAGTAGCAACTCACGAAAAGAAGATTGCCACCCTAGGCACGTTTCAGACTAGAGTAATGACCGTATGGGGACTATCCATTGCAGCAGTAACCACGGTAATTTCACGAATAACATAATGCGAACGCTAGTAAAATTAGACCTCAAGATAGATAAGGATGAAGCATTAGCTCTCCTAGACGACTACGCTGACTTTATTAAAGAACACACTGGCATTGAGTGTGAGTTTTACGTGGAACGTAAGGACTTCTCTCAAGTACCGACTCATGTAGAGTCAGACGGCGACATTAAGCCCACACCAGCTTACCGTACTGCCCTTATGAAAGACGTACATAACCGCTACCGAGACTATGGTGCAGACAATGTAGTAATGTGGGTGCACGAGGACAACTTTTTATACAAGGGTATTTGGGGTCAGAACTGGAGCTACATTTACCACAAGTTCTCCCTACAGCTATGCCGATGGGACAAAGACAACTCAGCGAATACCTTTGGTACACTGAACCATGAAATCATGCACTCATTCGACGCGGTGGTATTAAAGGAAACCGGCATTAACTTAGATTTAATATTAGGACTAGACTACGACAAGTTCATTGTTCACGGTGGCCGACCAGATAAAGTAAATACTACAGAATGGAAGTACGTGCGCTACCAAGAGAACACCAAAGCCCTTAAAGATTATCGCCCCCTACATCCTACGAGCTTATGCGGTACGGAAAGAAAAGCACGATAAACACATCGGGCTAATGCGCAAACTAATAGAAGTATTATCCACACTAGTCTCTTTACTCTCTAGGAAGTAACGTATCATTTATCCCCAGTATACGTATCACAGTGATACGATTAAGTGCTATACTCTGAGAGTCCCTAGTCGGGGACACTATAAATCGCGTTTGTAATGCTTTATAGAGAGCCAAGCTTAGAGCACAATAGTCTCGTGTGTTAGCAAGATTATAAAGACCGCCAGAGTGGAAGCTGGCGGTTTTGTGTATTTTAGCGTGATACAATAGACGTATGAATAGCAGTCCCCAAGCAGACCAAGATAATGAACTAGAAGGCACTGATATATACGGAACAGAGATGCTTGAGCTGGAGTCCTACGAACAAGGAGAGGATTTTTGTGACTACGACGGAATGGACGATAGTGATTCTGAATGACGCTTTGATTCGGCATCCTTTCTAGCTTTGACGGCTTCACCCTTAGTCTTAAATGTGCCAAGTCCCTCATTAACCCAGTTACAGCAAAGACGGGCAGACCATGTCCCACTACTTTTGTTAAAAAAAACACCTGTTACTCCAGTTGAGTTGTTTTTCCTTATTCCTGCTCTGAATATGTTGTCACTGTTTGAAATCTCACGCAGGTTGCTCGCTCTACTATCTAGTTTATCGCTATTTATGTGGTCAATTATACCAAAATAACTCTTGTTGTGATAAATCGCATAACATATTCTGTGGTACAAAAAATCCTTTTGATTTATTGACGTGGTGGGGTAGAATCTCCCCCGCTTCTGATTAGGTATAATGAGCTTTGGCTCGCACTCCTTTCTATTAAACATTTTTCTATATAGAAGTCCTGTTAATGGCTCATAAATAAAGTGTTTCTTAAATAGTTCTAGTGGGAGTTTTTTGATTGTTTTCATTTTTATATTAAAAGACAGCAACCGCCTTGTAAGTAGTTGCTGTCTTTAGATTACAAGGCTAATATGCCCATAATCTTATCATGTTATCTCAGCATTGCCAAGACCTTTCGTTCATAGGAGCAGCTATCATAAGCAACTCCACTACTGTTTATTCCTCTTACACATGGCCCAGCATTGCCCTGATTCCAGATGCGTGCCACGTTGTCTTCGTCGTGACCTTGGTTGAAGTGTTGCTGAATCTTTTTAGCGCCACATACCTCTCTGTCGCTGGGGTTTGCTCTGCGATGTATCCTAGAACAGTTTGTGACCAGTGTGCCCATGTGCCAGGCATGAACTGGAAGCATCCCCATTCGCCTGTTTTGCCCTTCTGAGCGCATTTACCGCCCGTCTCGACACTTACTATGGCATCAGCCATTCGGTGTGCCCTCGGGCTTATTGAAAAGACGTTCTTGTCTCTTGAATACGGTCAATTTGAGTGTTCAATTCTTTTTGTTCTAACTCGAACCGTTGCTTGTTAGCTTCTTGCAGTTCAAGTAGTCGAGCTTCTTCTTGTTCGTACCTAGTTGTACTGCTTGCTTTACTACCTACAAGTAACATTTCTTCTGCGTCTAGTTCTTGATTGATACGCTCTAGCTCTAGGTTTGCTTTCTCGATCATGTCTAGTTCCACTTGTTCGTCCTGTACTTCCTCAATCACTACATCCGGTTTCTCATTAGAAACGTCAATGGGATTGCCATAGGTTCCAATAAGATATAATCCTCCAATTACACCACCCATAATTACTAATGCAATTATGTTCTTCATGTTGTTGTTTCTAATAGGCCTTGCGGCTTAGATAATAATAGAGAAGTCCCGAAGGCGTTCTCTTTACATACATTATAACATTTTGAGAGGCCTAAGCTGCTTTATCCCCAGTTTTCTTAGTAAGTAAATTATCTATTTGTTCATCCTGCTTGTTAATTATTTGTTGTCGGTAATCTAGCTCTCGTAATAAATCAAGGTTGTCTAATTCCTGTTGAATACGCCAGTGCATCCGTTCATTTCTTAAATCTTCTAACTCAATCCAGGCTTTTCGTAATTGTTCGTAATATTTTTGTGGGAGGTGGGTGTCTCGCTCAGCTGATGCTATGTCCATAAACCCAGTATAGCACCCAGCTGTTGCACACATAACAACAGTTGGGGATAACCATTATACACAATGTTTAGTGTAAAAACAGAGCAGGGTGTGGATTACTCACCATCTAAGAAGACACTCTTTCTTTCCTCTACCCCAATACCTAAGAGCTTAAAGCTGTTTACTAGTTTTTAGATACTCTGACTTGTAAAAGCTAAGCTCTGCTCCACTTGCCAGCTCTGTGTTGTACGCAAACAGTTCTTGATACATTGCCTGGGTAGCAAATAGCTCGTCTTTACGGTTTGCCAGGGCGGTGGTCAGTTCCATGTTTGCTTTTCTCAGTTCTTCTATTTCTTTCATGTCAATATAATACACTAACGCTGGGTTTGTTTTGGTTTTGGCTGTGTATAAATATCAAACCCCACGCGGTTGTAGCCGTTATCGTGGGGTTCTGTATGACGCATGATTCATTGCTAAATCAGAGGCGATGGTCTTCATTGCAACCACGGGTTTTAAGTAGTGCTGTAGTACAGACTCAACACACTACCGAGCCAGCGTACCTACTACAATAGGCCACTGGCTAATATAGATACTATAGCATAAAAAAGCCGCCTAATAAAAGGCGGCTTGTAGTTCATGCTTCAACTTCGCCAAACCGCCAGACGGTGATGTAGCCACCCTCTTTGAGTGTCTGCCGAACAAAGACTGGTTCACCTTGTTGGGTGAAAACCATGTAGAAAGTGCCATCGCCACGGTCAAACATATAACAGCGACCAGACTGGCCAGACTCGCTGTCTGAGCAGGGTGACTCGGCTATCAAGGGATAGTTGTCCCGTATGGTGTTGGGCTCCTCAGCCTTTATCGTAGTACCCCACAGAGCGAGGCATAGGGCGAGCAAGATTCTCATCGTCTTTCCTTTCCTGTTTGAGTTTGCAGATAATTCCGCAAAACATATGGTCGTTGTATTCGAGCATATTATCCTCGAACTCTTTGCGCCCACACAGATAGCAAGTGTGGATTTCAAACCGGCGGTTACTCATAGAGTTGCACCGCAAGTTTTTTGAGATAGTCATCCTGCTGGCAATTTTGCCCGCAGTAATGATAGGTCACTTCCTTTTGACCATTCCAGACAGTCTTAGCGACTGACACGATCACCATGTGGACTTGCCCACAGTTAGCACAGGTTACAGTTTCCATTTCACGCTCCTTTCTGAGCTGTTGGAGTGTCCATTCGTGGTATCTCATTGCGCTTCCTCACTACCAGCTCATAGGCTGGGTCAATCCAAGTCTTATTAAGGATTGCGGCAATCTGTTCGGTGTTTTTAGTTCCAAACAGTAGATGAAAGGCTCGATGTTTTAACACATCCACCTCAATCATGTTGCCAGATGAAATCTTGCCAGAACCTACCATTTACTTTGGCTTTGCGGTGGTGCCAGTTGTTACCCTCATTTGTCTCTTGGCTTTCTTCGCTTTGCCATGTTGTCTCCTTTGGTATACGTAGTTCATACGGACGTGATTCTTTTCGTCACGCAGCGCACGAAATACTAGGTTGATGATTGTCTCCAGGGCGAGCCAGATGCCGCCCCAGAGTCTTGCGTGTATGTAGACTCGATAGCAGAATAGTTCGTCTTCACCTCCTAAGAGTCTATTCAGGCGGCAAGAGATAACGATCTTGTTCACGTACCATCCTTTCATAGACTTCATCGTCTGAGTAGTAGCGGCAGAATAGCCACTCTATCCAGTAACATTTCGGGCTGCAAGCAGCTTTTCCGTCGAAGTTGTCAGGCACCTTTACAGGTTCCCAACAAGTACAGCAAAACTGTTCCATATTGTTCTCCTTTTAAGGTTCAAGTTCTCTATCTATAGTATAGCAAACCAAAAGCCGCTAATTAAAGCGGCCTGTGGATAGTGACAGCTTCCACACTGTCATCGGAGGTAATTCTTTTATTTGTGCTTCGTAGGTACTCCCAGCTCGTGTGCTGTGTTTGTGGGGACGGACAACTCGGTTTTGTATGCTTTTTCCTAGAGAGTTTTAGTAATTACTGCGCCATGTGGCACTCGCTCTCATGGCTATCTGGCGGGATGCATAATCACCCCAGAATCACCGTTGTCCTATGTAAAGTACCGCACCCCCACAAACACATCACTACTGGGTTACTAACACTATACACTACTAAGCAGAACAAGACTCACACTCTGCCATGTTGTTGTGGATAACGGGCAGCACCTCTATACGGTACCCTTTTAGTTCCCTGTACTTGTCTAGTTGCTCTTGGTTCTGTATCTCTCGTATAACGTAGTTGGTAGTGTGTAAAGATGTTATTTTTATTCGGGCGTTGATATTCATAGTGAACTTACAATTATACACTATAGAAAAATCCCCCCAGTTTTGGGAGGAGTGTAGTGTTTTATTGTGCGAACTTGCACGACATGTGGTCAACTTGACCGTACTCTGGGTGGAATATAAGAGCATCAATTGCTTGTGGTGCTCCCACATAACCTTTTTTAGCATGCCACGGGTCGGGTGCAGATAATGAGCGCATGTGTTGCACTGTCACACCTGGGTAATCCTTACCGTAAACGTACTCAGTTTTCTTCCAATGGTGGAGGTGGTGTATTACCACATAGTGGTGGTCTGTAGCAGCCCACATCTGTCTGTCTTCGACTGCCATAAGCAGTGGTAAGTCTGCCATTTTTGCGCCGTCTCCGTGCTGAGTACCAATCATATTTTTCCCGTACTGGTAGTACTTTCTGTCAATTGGGTCAATATCAAAGGTAATGTTCTTTGCGCGATGGAAGTGACTTTCCAATGTTTCTGCCAAATGAAAACCTGACAGTTCGTCGTGGTTGCTGCCGTTAAAGACAACATCGACTGGGGCTATCTTTAGCAGCCGCTCAATCATTTCAACGTACATCCGCTTTGCGATACGGAAGTGCATCCAAGCCATACCGTCTACGTCTTGACGTGTACCTTTGGTAGTTGTATTGTTCCCGTTGTCCACATGGAGGATGTCATTTCCGATGGGAAACAAAAACCTTTCTGTCGGGAATCCTTGGGAGCGTTTGATGAGTGCTGTAACACCGTCATGCGCTCTTTTTGTTGCAATTTCCATGTTGTACTCGTGACCTGTTTGGAGTGCCAGTGCTAACTTCCCGATGTGGAGGTCAGCAACGTCAATCAGTTTCAGGTGTGGGTCAGTGACTTTCTTATAACGCACAGCTGGGTATTTAGGTGCGTGTTTCTTCATGTCAGCCACCATTTCTTGATGGAGGTTTTTTAGTTCTTCTACTGCTGCCTTGTTATAGAAAGCGATAGAAGAGTCTTTGGTCTTGTCCCAGAAGATACCCCACTTCTCGAATGGCAAGTTGCGTTCTTCGCAGATTTGGCGGAGGCGTGTCAGGTCCGCCTGTGTCGGCTCGCGCATGATCGTTTCTCCTTTTAAATGAGCGTCCACCTCTATTTTACCACGACCTGTATCGGGTACTAAAAAACCCTGTAAACCGCTACGGTTCACAAGGCCACTCACAGTTGCTCTCGATGTATCAAACTTTTGAGCCAATTGCTTGTAGGTGTACTTTTGTTTGTTGTCTTTAATAAATGCAACAATATCTAAGTTGACTTGTTTGTGTTGTCCTGCCATAGCTGCATTGTATCACCTTGACAGCACTATTTTTACGTTATCCCCAATACGATCATCCAGATATGTATGTTAAAGCCAGCTAATAGAGACAGAGTTAAAGCTTTTCCGAAAGCCTTAATAATTTTGCACCAATCTTTTAGTTTCACTAGTCTATTGTAGCATTGTCTTCGTGTACGGGAGTACAGTATCTTGTTATGTCTACAAAATCGTCTATAGACTGGACTGTAGCATTGTCATTAAGTACAAGCTGACAGTACCCTTGGATGTCTTCCCAGTGATCTGCAAAGTGTGCGTGTCCACTAGCAATCCGTGATAGCTTCATGCAAATCATGTCTATAGCTTCCCTCTGTACGTTTGTCATACCAGAGTTTTCACAGTGAATAGTTGCTTTTAATTCCTGAGATACTCTAGCATTTGCAGAGAAGCTTCCGTGAGTTGTTCCTCGTTCCTCTGTTAGTTCTTTTGCGCTCATACACGTCCAAATCTATTCTCATAATCGTCTCCCGTCAACACTCGACCTGACCACCGACCCACTCGTTTCTTACACTCTGTACAGGTAATCTCACTTATACCGTCGTAGTGTTCGGGGTGTGGGTATCCGTACTCCATTAGTACCATCTTGGAATCAGGACAGGGGCAGTTTAGTTGTTCTGTCATAGATGTTTATTTAGTTGAGTTAATAAGTTCATCGAGGTGGGCTTTGATTGCTCTTGCTAGGGTGTTGTGGCCTTTTCGTGCCGAGTAATCCACATGTGTATGAGTTACTGTATCTCCGTCTTGTGGGGGCATCCTATACACTAAGTCACACAGAAACTCTCCTGATACATCCTTCTCCTCCAACAGTCCACTGTCTCTCAGCTCGGTCAGTAGGGCGAGGCGTTGGGTTTCTGCGTAGGTAGTCAAGAACCCTTTTACTTTTGGCGTGCCTGTCAAATCAATGTAGAGCATAGCCATAGCGGTATTTACACCCTCCAAGTAAGCTTTAGCTTCTACACTATTGTCTGGGTGTTGATGTGGAGTAGCGCAATGTCGGACGTTCTCAATGATTGCCTTAGCTGTTTCTTCTACGCTTGGTATCTTAGTCATAGGTGTTATAAGTTATTATTGTTACTACGGTTTACTATAAGTTAGCGTCTACTTTCCCAGCTTACGTCTGATTTCTAATAACGCTTCTTCGGCTAGTTCTGTTGCTGTTATACGTTTATCTTATCCATTAAGGCTTGTAGGTTGTCTTGTTGGTCTTGAATTGCTTCGTTATGATATTCCATATACATATTTTGTCTGTTATCTATGTTTTTTGTAAACACTTGCAATAACTTCTGCTTTAATCCACTTTTTCCCTCTAGCTCGTCATGTAGTGCTTGGAGTAGGGCTAGGGGTTTGACGTTTAAGAAATACTTTTCCTCTTTCGTATTCTATCGTCGGGTACTGTTCTGAAAATCCGTCTTTACTTGCCACAGTTTCATATTGAAACAAAGCGTCTTCAAACTCCTGCTCTCCATTTTTTATTACTTCTAGTGGTGTACTCATACTAACTAATTACCATCATTACTACATAAATAATAAACGTCACGGCAATCATCGCTACTACTCCGACTAGGGTGCTGTGCCATGATGTGTCTGGCTTCTTCATAGTGAAGATTTCATCTCCGAGGTTGGTGTGTTTTTTCATACTAGATATGCTTTGCAGCTTTAAGCATTGTGTTCCAAGTTAGAATCACATTGCCGTTTTTAAGGGTGCGGGTGTAGGACTTTGTTTGACCAGTAGCTTTGTTCTTGATGGCTAACTTGTAGGTCTTATAGTCTGGTTGTACTCGTAGGGTTGTGGTCATTTTATTTTATTGATTGCGACTTCTAATAATGTGGATTGGGATATGTTCTTCTCTTTTGATTTCAAAGCTAGATGAGCTTTGGCTTCTTTGCTCACCCAGTTGTTGAGTCTTACTTTTGTCATTACGGTGCGTTATTTGCTAACCTCACTTACCACTATACACCCGCACCGTCTGCACGCAAGGCCAGAATAGCTATACCTGTGGATAACTATGTATGCATGGTTTATATCTACCCTGTGGACAACTTACTTGCGTGCATTTGTATACATGCTATATTTACAAGTGAAGCAGATAAATAAAAAATATATGAATAAATCACCAGACCAAATCAACCAAGAAAACGTAGAAACCAGTCAAGAAACATTTATCAACGTAACCCTAATCTCAGATGGACACATCTATTAAAGAAGCCCTACAAGCAGCGAGCAAGTTACCCACGCAATACTTCAACCATCAGCCCTACACCGACCCAGGAGAACTGCCATACGAGGTACAGAACTTCCAAGAGCTAGATTATAAGTCCAACCAATTTAACGAAAGAGAAAACTAATATGAAATCATTTGAACAGTACCTAGAAGACCAATGCTTTGAAGAAAACCCTACTATCCTAGACGATGACATGCCCGACTTCTTTGAAGGTTGGCTAGAAAAGCAAGATGTAGAAAGTCTACTCATTTACTCAGAAGGCTGGGGACGACACATCAAGAACACTATCCTACAGGAGGTTACTAATCTAACTAAGTAGTATGAAACCCCTAGAGATAGAAAAGCCCATCATCGGGGCAAACGCACCCCAAATCGGTAAAGCCTTTGATGAGATGATTGCAAATTTAATCGAGTCTAAATCTAATAAGTAATATGGATGAAGAAATGCTAGAGGAGATTAGCGAAGAGGAACAACGAGCTGCTTAACATCCTCTACCGACCGAGCTACGATATAACGCGCACCTAGTAAGGTAGCGCGTTTTTCGAATAATATCTGGTCTGGGGATAGTCGGCCTTTAGTGGTTTTTACCTCAATTCCACAAAAAACTCCGTCCTTTAAAATACAAATAATATCCGGTGTACCCTTCATCACATACGGATTACTAATGTGAATACCGAGTTTAGCGTTGTATGTCAGCGGCTGATTACGCCAGCACATGATACCGTTAGCCCGTAGGTACTTGAGGATTGCTAGTTGGATCTTACCCTCTGGCGTTGACATAGTGTTTTTTCAGCATGTGCAGGGGGTCTACCACTAGCCTCAGCTTTGTACGCGTCTCGTTCTTCTCTGGTTTTTAGAAAGAGGTCACTCATGTCGATCTCGGGAAACGGCATAACGAACTCTGGAATGCCGTCACGGCCGGGCCATGGGTACGGTGGTAGGACTAACGCTGGCTTAGCTATCGGTGCGATGAACATCGTATACCAGATAGCGCTTCCCCTAACCTTAGTGGTAATACTCCTGTCTCTCCCCACTACCTCTAGCGCACTATAGACCTCAGATTGAGTAAAGCCTTTAGAGTTAGCTACTCGCATTAACACCTCATCGGAGACGGGGAAGTGCTTCTCAATGTAGGCTAGTAGTCTCTTAGACAGTTCCATTTCCATATCCAGTACGCCACTAATGACGTACTGAGATGAGTTAGAACCTAGAAATCATCACCCTCCGGCAAAGCTGGTGCAGCACTCGGTGTATTACCGTAGAACGCTTTTTCAGCCTTAATCCCATCCAGTAGATCTTTTAGAACTGCTACATTAGCTACAGCTTCTTCCTCACTCAAATCAGCCACCTTAGT